CATGGTTGTATATGGATCATTCTGAATTAAATTTAACGGTTAAAAGAAATAGTAGTATTATGAATATTAAGATTCCAAGAATTCCAATATCACATATTATGCAATATAAATATTATTCAAAAAATTTAGATGATATTACATTTGAGAAATTAATATTAAATTCAACAAATAGTAGATATAGCGTAATTGGTAATCAACTTAAAAATAATCCAAAACAATTATTTTTATAAAATTTTCTTTATTGGTTATAATGGAAGATAAAAAAGAATCATGTTTAGTATGTTTTGATATGTTTGATGAAGAAAAACCAAAATGTATTAATTTAGTTGAATGTGAATGTAAATTTAATATACATGGAGAATGTTGGATGAATTGGATGAATTTTAAACATAATATTTTAGAATGTCCAATTTGTCATAAATATATAGAAGACACACAAAATAACACAGTAAATTTAGATGATAATCAAGATGAAGAAAATAATCAATTAGTAGAAGTACATGATTTTAATTTTGATATTGAACATCATAGAACATTTAAATATCGGATTATTATAACCTTATGTAAATTTTTATTTATAGTATATGCAATATTTTTATGTTTGTGGATATTTTTGTAAAAAAAAATATAATAAAATAGTAATGTCTAAAAGAAACGCTTTATCCCCGTTAGTATGGGGACCAAAAACATGGTTCTTTTTAGAATCAACAGCATTAGGATATCCTGAAAATCCATCAGAAGAAGAAAAAGAAGCAGCAAAAAAATTATTAACATCATTAGAATATTTATTACCATGTGGAACATGCAGATATCACTTTGGAGAATTTTTAAAAAAATATCAAGAAAATATTTCATTGGATGATATTGTAGGAGATAGATATTCATTTATTACATTTTTAATTGAAGCACATAATGATGTTAGAATTAGAAATGGTTCAGCACCAAGAACAGTAGGTGATGTATTTACATATTATCAAGCAAAATATCTAGGTAATGATTTAGAAAAATTTGAAAAAATGAATAATATAGATTTTTTTACAGATGACATATTGAAAACTTTGATATATCATTTTAATCCAATAACCTTATTAATTGGTATAGTAATAGGGTTATTTATTTTTAAATTATATAATGATTATCATAAAAAATTTAATTTTTAATAAGTTTTTCTAATTTTTCTAAATCTAATAAAGAGATATTATTAAACCAATCTTCAATTGTTAGATTAGCTTTTTTGAGTAAAATATCACGTTCATTAGCCATTTGATTAGCATAATTTCGAACAACTTGTTTAAATGACATATTATTTCCTCTAATTTTTTGTAATAATTTTGGTATTAATTTAGGCATACTAATACCACTTTTAATTCTCTGATAAGCATACCAAGAACACCATGCTCCACAATAACCTCTAGGATCAGATATTCTAGCATTAGATTCCATAATTTCATATCTTTGAAAACTAATTCTGGGAGATGTATCAGGTGTAAAATATTCTAATTGTATTAAATTATTAAAATATTGGTAAATATAAGTATCTAACTCATCAGGAAAATAATAAAAACTATTTGGTGGTTTGGAGCCATCAGGTTCAAATCGTTCTAAACTATTAGATGTTTTATCATAAATTAAAATATTTGAATGTGAACCATGTGCTAATTCGATACCAATAGGAATAACAAAATATCTACATTTAGAATCTAAAAATGATTTAAATAATGTATCTAAACCAATAGGAAAAAATATTGTTTGATATGCCCATATTATTTCGAAATTTAGAAAGTCATTTCTGATGATTCTATTAGAAGTATAAAAGGAACTTAAATTTGAATTATTGATTATGTCTAAATCTAAACTTGTTTTAATATTGTCTTTTAATAATAATAATCCACCTATTATATCTAAAGTAATACCTAAATATGATGCATTTTTTGTCATTTTCTTAGTGATATCAATACAATAATTAATTTTCTTTTGAGGGAAAGATATACCATTATTAATATTTGTTTGAATATGTTCTTGACATTCTTTTAATTTTATTTTTTCTAAACTACAACCATTTTCCCAATCAGTAGAATATTCTTTATCTTTATTTGATGTTAATTGATGATAATATGCTTTTGTTACAATATTCATAAATTCATCAAAATTTTTAGAATCTTTAACAATCTTATAAGGTGACATAGATTCTTTGTTAAGTAAGAAAATAGATAATTTTTGTTTTTCAAGAATATTTTTATATTTAATCCAATCACCATTTTGCACTAAATAATGTAAAATAGTGTCACCATTATTATTTTGTATAAGAAAAGAAGAATTTTCTAATATTTCTGGGAAATAGGTAGTTAAATTTTTTTGTAATAATAAATGTGCAATGGTGTTTCCATCTATATTTGTTTTCTTTAAAATGTCCTTTGTAGGTATAGGGAATTTTGAAATATCAATATTATATTTAATTGCTAAATGATAATGCGTATTTCCATCACCATCTTGAAGATACCAATTAAGTGAATCTGATATTAATTTATTAAATAATTCTTTTTTTTCTAATTCAATAGCGTACATTAATGGTGTTCTATCATTAATATCTTGACTATTTAATAATATATTTTCATCTTGATTTTTTAATAATAGTTTTACAATTTCTATATTATTACTTAAAATAGCAGAATGTAATGGAGTTTGTTTATCTAAATTTATAAATTGGATTATTTCAGGATAATATTCAATAAATAATTTTACAAATTCTATTTTTCCTTTTAAACATGCTATATGTAAAACAGTATTACGTTTTTCATCAAATGTATTTAATCTTGCACCGTAATCTAATAGTAATTTAGCAGCATTTATATTATTAAATTTTAGTGCATAAAACAATGGTGATAATTGAGCACAATCTCTAAAATTTGTAATGTCAATACCATAATTAGTTTCATTATATTCTAATAATAATTTTAATATATTAGTTTGATTGTATCTAATAGGAAGATAGCATATTTGTTTACCTTCACTATCTAAAATATCTAATCTTGGTTCTAAAGTTAATAATTTTTTTAATAGATTTAATTGATTATTATAGACTAATAAATGAATTAAATAGTTACCAGCAGAATCTCTGATATCAGGGTCAATTCTATTATTTAATATGTCAGTGACACCATCCCACTTTTGAATTGCTATTAATTCAAAGATGATTTTTTGATAATTTTCCATTAAAGTTGATTTATATTTTTATTTTATTCATTATAAAATTATTCAACGATATTAACACTTTTTTCTTTTCTTCATGATAAGGACGAAATTCAGATAAACATCCTTCTAAATTTTTCCATTGAATACCACCAATTTCAGTTAATTGATCTTCGTGAATTTTTTCAATATTAATATCTTCTTTTGAATTATAGATTGCAATATAATAAATATGTTTGTATTTAATTCCATTAGTACCAAAAAAGATTTCTTGTAATGGAAATAATTTATTAAGAACAATTAAATCATTTTTTAGAATACCTGTTTCCTCCCAAAATTCACGTAAAGCACATTTTAAATTTTTTTCATTTGGATTACGTCTACCTTTAGGAAATCCCCATTCAGGTTCATCATAATCATTAATTAATTCATTATCAAAAAACTTATTATCTTTTAATTTATTAAATTTTTCACAGCTTTCTTCCATCTCTTTTATATATATTTTGCTGTAAGATGTTTTCTTCCATAAATTTTCCCATATATCTTTGAATTCTTTTGTTTTGATAAATTGAATTTCATTAGGTGTCATTTGACGGATTAAATGAAAAATAGATTCTAATTCATTAATATTATATCTACCTCTTACGAATTCAATATACCCAAGAGAATGTTTTCTTTGCACTATAAGATATTGAATAGTATCGTTAACTATTTTTGTATTAACATCATTAATAATATCAATAATTATATTTTGTGCAATATCAAAATGGTCTTCATGTACAAGAATAGTAGCTAATTTATTTTTTATTTCATCAGATACTTTTAAACAAATAATTCCTAAACTAGTAATTGGGTCAGAACAACTTTTTTGCGTATGACCAAATTTTCCGCAATTATTACATACAATATTTTTATTATAATTCATTTTTGTATTATCTATTCTATACTATAAATAAAGGTTTAAATCTCAAACGTAGCTGATTTTTTAACTTCAGTGTTTTCATTTTCTTCTTTATTTGTTTCAACTTCATCTTCGTGAAATTGTACTAAATTTGTTGTTTCTTCTATTTGATTATCTGGATTAAATAACTCAGGTTTATAAAAATTATCTTTTTCTCCTTGAGTTGCAACATCATCCAAAAATCCAAGAGAAATCATTATATCATTTTTATAAATTTTCTTAGATAAAATAGTAATTTTAACAAGTTCACCTTTTTTTAGTTCATTATCACCATAATAATATTTTCCAACTTCATTTCTAAATATGGTAGTATTAATTTTATCAGGAGTAATAACACATGAAATTGCACCATGTGTAGTTAAGATAATAGCATTGTTAATATTTTCTACTTTTGCAATAATTTGTGTTTTTTCAACAGGTGAACATAAACTTCCTAAATATCGAATATTATATACAGCAGAACCAGTAAAATTTTCAGCTTCAATAACACCTTCACTATAATCTTCGATTTTAAGAACTTTAATTACAAATCCAAATTCATTACATTTTCCTTCAACCTTTTTTGCTACATTATATTTTAAATTTTGATAAATATCATTGTTCATTTGGTGAGGATGCAATGAAACTTTTGTTGATAATACAGTATTTACAATAGGTAAAACTAATGTAGAATTAGAGGTTGTCATCTTTTATATTAATAATATATATTTGTTTATTTTAATATTTATTATCAATTTTTTTAATATAAATAAGAATTAATATAATCAGTATTAAAAATGCCAAAGCGTAATATCAATGACATAGTAAAAGAGAGCATCGTTTTTTCTAAAAGACTAAAACGTAATCAACCTAAATTAGAAGAACATGATGATGAAGATAATTTTGATTTTAGCAAATTATTTAAGCATCACGATGAAGAATCTTGTTATACAGTAGATAATAATATTTATTTTAATGATGATATTTCAATGGAAACAATGAATAAATTAATTAAAGAAATTAAGGTATTAGATAATAAATTACAAATAATGAAAGTTAAGATGGGATTAGAAGAATCATTACCAATTAAATTACATATTACATCATATGGTGGTTCAATTCATGCAGCATTCAAGTGTATTAATGCGATTAAAAATTGTAAATCACCTTTACATTCTATTGTAGATGGATTTGTAGCATCAGCAGGAACATTAATTTCAGTTGTTGCAGATAAGAGATATATAAATCGTTGTTCTATGATGTTAATTCACGAATTACGTTCTACAACATCTTGGAATAAGATGAGTGAATTAGAAGATGAAATTAAAAATCTTAAGAAAACAATGGAAATGATTAAAGATATTTATGCAGAGAATACAAATATAACAAGAAACGAATTAGACAAGATTCTTAAGAAAGATGTAGATTGGACTGCAGAAGAATGTTTAAAACGTGGATTAGTGGATGAAATAGTATAATTTATTTTTTCAATAACATATAAAAAATTGAAATCCTAGTTAAAACAACAGATCAGAATTTTTTATACATAGCGTATAAAAAATTGAAAAAATAATAATTATAATAGTAAATTATAGATAGTAAAAAATGCCACCAATTAAACAAACTGATAATATTCTACGTATTTACGACGTATACGACGATGACAAATACTTTGAAGTTAATCAACAACGTGCAGGTGAACTTGATACTGTTTTAAATGCAAAGTATTCTCGTTCTATGACTGATTTCATTGCTAGAATTTATTGTTTTTATATGACAGGTTTTCTAACATTGGAAGAAGATTGGTCAGAAGAAGACAAGAAATATTATAAATCAAAAAAGAAACATGTTCATAAATTACATACTAGTCATTATGATACAATTAATGCTTATCTATATAAAATTAATTTTTAGTCAATTACTTTAATAAATTCTTTACCTTCTTTTTTAAATCCTAAATTTCTTAAATTTTCATCATCTGATTTGATAGTTAATACATATTTATTTTTAGATGTTTCAACAGAAACTTTTACTTTGGGGAATGATTCTTTTAAATTTTTAAGAGTATAATCTTTTCTATCATGAATGTTAAGAGGAAATTCTAATATAGGATGATTATTAGGTATAATAAGATAGGTAATATCATCTTTATTATATTTTTCAAGTTCAATTAATTTTTCTTTTATTTGATTACAGATTTTTTGTCTTGAATCATCTTTACCAACAGTGAGATCTAATTTTTTACTATATAAAATAATTTCAGATTTCTCTTTATCCTCACATGTAGAACCTTTAGCAGAAACAATACCTTCACCTCTTTTCTTATTACTTATATTAGATTCTAGTTTTCTTCTAAGTTTAAATACTTCATTATTATCTTTAATATCAATAATACCTATTACATCGTTTTCTGTTTTATTATTATAATAGCTACTATCATAATCAGTCTTTTCATTAATAACAATTTCTTCTTTAGGAAGAGTGAATAATTTAAGATAATTGGACATGGTTAAATCGTTAATTAAATCACGTTGATATACTTGTCGATAAAATAATGGAACATTTTCAGGTTGATTTAATGGTTGAAAAATATAGTAAACGTTTCTATATATTAGGTAACCAGGAATATTATATCTATCATAAATAACATCAGATAGTTTATTAAAATCATCTTCAGAAATGGGTAATAATTGGTTTAATGCTTGATAAATAAAATAATCATCATATAATTGTGCTTGGTCAGGATTTAATGCTTTTTTAACATATTCGATAATAGAAGGTAAAGTATAAACATATTTAATTTTGTATAATTCTTTAATTTTATTTTTAGCAAAATCAATTTCATTATTAGCATATTTGACGAAGAATGTAGAATAATCTAATTTTTCTTTTTCTAATTTCTTATAAATTAAGTTAGTAGGGTCATACAAACTTGTTAATTTTGGGTCATCACATTTATATTTGCATGGTAAAAAGTCGCATAAATCAGAACATTGTTTTTTAAGATTTTTAGTTTTACCAGGAGGTAAGCAATTTTTAGATTTTTCGTTTTCTTCAATGAACATATTAGCTTGATAGTTAATTGGACAATCAATTGCACTTTCTTTCATAGCACGTTCTAATTTTTTAATAAGCATTAATTTTTTTTCTGCTTTACGATATAATTGAATTTCAGTACTATCTTGACCAGAAAGATTAACAACATATTTATAAACATTAACTTCAGGATATGGATTTTTCTCAGACATTAAATTATAATGAACACAGTATCTAACAGCACGACCGATTACTTGAATAACTCTACCTAAATTATAATGAGTATCTAAAATATGAACATCTTTAATATTTTCTAAAGTGATACCTTCACTCATGACTCTAGAACCAAGAACAATTTTAATCGTTTTACCATTTTTATTAGTAACTTTATTGAAAACATTTTTAAGAATTTCACCTTTTTCATCATGTTCTTCTAATTCTTCATTTTCATCAGTACCAGTATATTTAATGTAAACGGCAGGATAGAATTTTTCTTTACCAAACTTCTTTTTGAATTCAACATAAGTTAATCCGTATTGGTAATCAATGGTATTATCTTGGATGTCATATTCACCATTTTCTTTGTAAGTTAAATAACCATTAGATAATAAAACTTCTTCAAAAAGGTCAATACCAACTTTAACCAAATTACAATAAACGAATGCTAAAGATGCACCACGTTTACCATCAACTAATTCAGATAGATTTTTAAAACAATAATACATTTTACTGGAAAAATTAATTAAATTATCTTCTAATAAAATATCACCAGTAATACCAGTTTTGGTCTGATTTAATCTAATTAATTGATTAGGTGTTGAATATTTACCATTAAAAACTTTTTTATTAATAGCATTACATAATTGAGTTTTAATAGAAGAATTTTCAAGTTGTTTTAATAATTTATTGTAACCTTCATTACCATAAGTGGCAGATAATTTACCATCATCATAAATAGGTAATGCAAAATTAGAGATAGAACCAGAATTTTTTTCAAGTGCATCTTCGGCAAATTTTTTAGTAATTTCTTTGTAAGCATTAAGTTGAAAGTCTTTCATATTACATAAAACAAGGGGAGTAAAAAGCATATCATTGGGAATTTCACCAACTTCTTTTTTAAGAGCAAATAAGAAAGGGTCAGCACCACGAAAATATGAAACATAGCCACTGGACATATTCTTAAAATATTCTAATCCATCAGGTTTTAAAGTCATATTTGCAGTTTTATCAGTAGTAAAAATTTTTTCACGTAACATAGGATAATCTTTTGGACGAATAAAATTAATTAATTCAATGATATCATCAGCAAAATTTTTCATAGGAGTACCAGAAAGTAAAAGAACACGAAGATTTTTAGATTTATTAATAATTTTTTTAACAGCTAAACCATAATTATTTAAACCATGTTCAGTACCAGTTAAATTATGAGCTTCATCAATAATTAATAAAGTATTATCTAAAGATTCTATTTTATCGATAGCAACATCTCTTTCATATTCACCTTCTTCATTTTTTCTATATACTTTTTGAACTTTATCATCAATAGTCTTCTTTTCAACAATTCTTTCACCAAGAACTTTACGGTAAAAAGTTTTATAACTCATGAATCTGTAGTATTGATTAATTAATTGTTTAACAGAACGTTCAGCATCACGAACAGAAGCATCATTATTAGAATCATATGGAATTTCTTTAAAATAATCTTTACCATAAAATTTAATAATATCATTTTTCCAGTTATCACTAATTAATGGGCCAGAAACTAGAACATATATTTTAGTTTGATAACGTTTTACATCATTTTTAAAATTTTCAGCAACAGAAATAGCACTTAATGTTTTACCAGTACCTACGCCATGAAAAAGTAATGCACCACGATAAGGAGTTTTAGGAGATATATAATTTGCTAAAAAAGATTGGTGAGGATTAGCGGTATTTTTTTTCTTGCAAGAGTCTTGTCTATATTTTGCTAAATCTTCATAATTAGTAATTTTTTTACGCTGACTAGCACGATAATACTGATATTCTCTTTTTTTATAAATTTTTGATTGAAAATTTGGATCAGCGGGTAAAGGATAATATTCGTTGCTCATATAATAATATAGTAAAAAATTCGTTTTAGGTATATAATTAATATATGAATCTATAGTATTAAGTTAAAATGGAACCTGCTAATCAAACTAATAATGCTGTATTAGATGAAAAGTATACATTAATAGATAAAAAGCAGATAATGACGAGAATACAAAATTTGAAAAATAAACGTCATTATATAGAAATATATAAGATAATCAAAGAAAATAACGTAACATATAGTCAAAACATTAACGGGGTTTTTATTAACCTTACTAATATAGAAGATTCGATACTTGATAAAATCGTCAAGTATCTTAATTATATTGATTCAAGAAATAGCGAAATAGATTCAGAATTTTATACAAAAGTTATAACTTAAAATAAAAAGTATATATATCTAAAATGGGAATCAAAAATCTTCGAAAATTTTTAGAAAAATATGCTCCATCTAGCATAATTGATAGAAAATATGATGATTTTAAAAACAAAACAATTGCAATAGATACAAGTTTGGTAATATATAAATATATATCAGCTATGAGAAAATCAGGAAAAGATTTAACATCAAAATCAGGAAAAGTTACAAGTCATTTAATTGGTATAATGAATCTAATAAATAAGCTATTGAATCATAAAATTACACCTATTTTCGTATTTGATGGGAAACCACCAGTAATTAAAAAGAATACATTACAAAAAAGATATGATATTAAAAAAGAAGCAGAAGAAAAATTAGAGGATAAAAATGGTACATTAACAATGGAGCAAAGGATTTCAGCTTTTATGCAATCTACAAGAATTTCTCCTGAAATTATTAAAGATACAAAAGAAATGTTAACAGTATTGGGTATTCCATGGATTGATTCCCCAGAGGAAGCTGATGCTCAATGTGTATGTTTAATGGAAAATAAAATTGCATACGCAGTAGCTACTGAAGATATGGATTTATTAACATTTGGAGCAAGTAGAGTATTAAAAGATTTTTTTGCAACGAAGGATGATTCGATAGTGGAAGTTAATTTGGATAAGATGTTAAAGGAATTAAAGTTTGATCAATCGCAATTTATAGATTTAAGTATTTTGCTTGGTTGTGATTACTTACCAACCGTAGAAGGTATTGGATTTGTAAGAAGTTATGAATATTTAACAAAATTTAAATCATTAGATGGTATATTTAAGGAGATGGAAAAGCCAGATAATTATGATTATCAGGAGGTGCGAGATTATTTCAAAAATGCAACAAAGAAATGTACAGTACCAAAAGATGAAGATACAAAGATTAAGAAGACCAAGAATGAAGATATCTATAGTTTATTAGTAGATACATATGATTTTAATCTTGGAAAATATAATAGTTTTATGATAGCGAGAAATAAGTTTTTCGATTAATTTAATTTTATAAAATATAATTATGAGTGTTACCAAAATTATATTATTATTATTAATATTTACATTAATTATTATGTTACTACGTATTATTATAACTGAAAAATTTACAGAATCACCTAAATATACAGTTAAAGAAGGAACAACTGCAATTGCAACAACTGTAAAAAAACCGCATCAAATAAATGATTGGATTAAATACCATTTAAAAATTGGTTTTGATAAGTTATATATTGTTTTAGATGATGAAAATGAAAATATAGATTATAATGATAATAGAGTTGTAATCTTCAAAAATACAAAAGAATGGAGAAATAATTTAGCTTCTGATGGAATGTTAGAAATGTTTCATAAAAATTATGATGATGAAGTAATGAGTCGCCAAATATTAAATTTTGCTACAATACAAGAATATGCAAAAAATGATGGTATAAATTGGTTATTGCATATTGATGGTGATGAAATATTTTATCCAGAAGATAAGTCATTTTCAGAATTATTTAATAATAATTATGCGGTAATTAAATTTAATAATTATGAAATGGTTCCAGAACATGATAGCTATCAAAATTGTTTTAGAGATGGAACAAAGTTTAAAATAAATGGAGCAAAATATATTGCATATTCAAATGGAAAATCAGCATTAAATTTAACATCAGATGCAATTATAACAGGTGTTCATGGATTTTCAGGAGGTAAATTATTAGATTCACCATATGGAAAAATATTACATTATCCAAGTTGTAATTTTGATGAATATTTATTAAAATACAAAATGTTAGGTAATTTTAGTAATAAATGGTGGGGAAGAATTGAAATACCAATTAAATTTCATACAGAAAGTAGAGATATAATAAATTCATGTAAAACAAGTGAGAAGGAGTGTACAGAAAAGATAAGAGAATTTTATAATAAAAAGAATGTATTTAATGAGAATATTGAAGAAAGTGATTATAAAATAATAAATTATGTAAATGAAAATTTATCAAATTAAAGCATATCGTAATAATTGAGTGTCGTTTGCAGTTGGTTTTTTTGTTTTATATTTTTTGATATTTCCAAATTTTTCAATCTCATTATTGTTTGAAATATATTGTGATTCTTCTTTTTCTTGTTCATCTTCATCATTTTCTTCTTCTTCAATTTCATGATGTTCAGTATGAATAGATACAGCAGATGGTTTTTGAGGAGTAGCAGCAGTAATAACATATGAAACAAAAGTAAAACCAATCATACCTATCATACTTCTACCGATGACAGAATTAAAAAAATTAGGAGCGTTAGTTATATTAATAAAATACATATCACGAGTACCGAATAAAACGACAAATGGAATTAATTCAAAGACTAATTGACGGATAAACGCAGTATGCATTACATCTAAAATATTATTTGTATCTATTTTGTGATAATATATTAAATATAGATAGATAGCTAATATAATTAATAAAAATGTAGCTAATGTTTGCATTAATATATGATTATAATTTTTTTATCAAATCATAAAAATAAGGATCATTTGTAATTTCATAATATTTAACGTATTTGAGAAAATCATTTGTACTAGAGTATGTTCTAAATTTCTTTATAAATTCTTTTGGTGATAATTTATAAATAGGATGATTAATTTTTAATAATGAACATTTATTTAAATAACTAGAATTGCTACAATCAACTTCTCCCATTTCATTTAAAATATTTTTAAAATTTTTACCTAATTGTTTATAAAATGTTTTAGCAATATTTTGATAATTTTTAGATAATAAATGTGTTGTATCAATAGGTGATGTATAAATAGATTGTTCAATTGGTGTCATAATTAAAGGATAATCATCAGTTTCAAATTTGAGTGAATCTAATTTTTGTAATGCATTATTTAAATCGTAAATAAGTGGTGCTTTTTCGTAAGGATAATACCAGCTATAATTTAAATTATTTTTAAAGTAATAATTAAATATCCAAGATAATCCTTTAATATATTCAAGAGAAGATTCTTCAGGTTTCATTTCATAGTGTTTATAATATTCATCTCTAGGATACAGATAATATTTTACACTATATTTTTCTTCTAATTTATCGTAGTTACTAATATCTTCATTAATTTCATTTATAATTTTACCATCTAATGGATCATTATTAAATGAAGAAGATTTTTTACGTAAATAAGAAGTTTTGGGAATATCATTAATATTTTTTACATCTTTAATATTGAAAGTATCACTAAATAATGAAAGTTCTATTTTTGCAAGTTCATTAATAAAGTTTTTCATTTGATTTAGATTAATAGAATCATCATTTAAAATATAACCATCAGAATGAATTTTTTTATAAATATTTAATATTTTGTCGTAGTGGTAATTAACTTGAATACATTCTAATCTTGGTAAAAAATCATCACCAAATACACTAAAAATAAAAATAACATCATTGATAATAGATTGAATTTCTTTTTCAGAATTATTTTTATCAGTAATATATTTGGAGACAATTTTTTTAAATATTTCGGTAGACATTATATAATCAATATTTTCTTGTTGGTCAAATCGTAAAATATGAATATCATGAGGTAAAATAGAAGATAATAAAATCATATCAGAATCAGGACTATAAATAATAATTTTTTTATCAATGAATAAATCATTAAAAGAACGAATAAAATTAATAATTTTAAATTCACCTTCACCGCTGACAGAGTCATCATTTATTTGAACGGGAATAGGAAAATTATGACTTTTAATAGATTTAACTAATTTTCGCATAAATGAGGTATTAGGGGATATATTTAATTTTGGAAATTGGAATCTTGTTTGATAATAAGAGGGATAATCATAAGGATAATCTTCAGATAATTTATTTGGAAAATTAGAGGACATAATTTTTTTATAATTTTGATAGCCAATAATTTCACCTATATATCTTCGGTGACGTTGTTCCATTATTTTTCCAATACTGGGTACACCATCAATTGAAATGTAGACATATTTTAATTTAGTAATTTGGGAAATATAATATTCGATATGTTTTATAATTTGATATATGATAATAGTATTAATATCAATATTCTTCAAATCAGTTATTAGTTGAGATATACCAGATGGAGTATAGAGAAAATCTATAGATAGATAGAATATATTTTGATAATTTTTATATTTATTAGTAAAATATTTGATAAGCTTATCTGATGGGTAATTTTTAGATATTAATAAAATTTTGTAAAGGTAGTTTAAATCAGATACAGTTTGAGCAGATATTTTATGAATGATTGAATTAAAATCAAAGAATAGAAAATCAGCTGATGTTTTTTTGAATGGTGTGATTAAAATTGCTTTATATGAAGTATGTAGAGTATTAAAAAATTTTTCTATTCCCATAAACTAAAAAAATATTTTTCTTTTTTTAATTTATAGTAAAAATATGGGTAATGGTCCATCTTCACAATCTAGCGCTTCAGTAACTTTTATTGATAATTCTCCACCTCCTCCTACTGCACAAGCTCATGTAACGACTTCTGCAGCAGTACCACCATTACTACAACCTCCTACGTTAGGTCAAAATGGTAGCGGAGGTGCATTACCTTTTCCACCGCTCGCTGGTCCAGGATGTACAAATTCAGTTGAAAATAGTGCTACGTTAGCGCAACAACAATCAAATTTTGCTACTCAAGCGGCGTTAGAATCAGCAGCACGAATGGATCTTAGTGCAAAAGCTGGTGGATCTGTAGCTGGTGGAGCTGCTGGTGATATATTAGGTGGTTTAGGTGGTTCAGCTGCAGGTTCAGTTGCAGGTGCATTTGGTGCTGAAGCAAAAGGATCTGCATCAGCAGCACTTTCAACATCTGCATCAGCAGCAGGAAATGAAGGAAGTTCAGTAGGAACTGACAATGGTGCAAATAAGTCAAGTTGTCCTCCAACTTATAATAATACACAAACTACTAATAATACGGTAAATAATAGTACTTCTGTAAATGCTGCAGTAACATATATGACAAATGATTCATTAACTTCTTTATCAGAAATAACAAATCAAATGGTAGTAAATAGTATTACGAATACAACATCAAGCACACAACAAAATATTACTATTAATCAAAATATGAGTATTAATCTTACAGGTTGTGCAGGTAATTTGACAATATCTGATGTATCACAAACTGCAGTAGTTGATGTAGCACAAATAGCAACTTTAAATATGACAGCACTTGATAATGTTAGGACTGATTTAGCTAATGCGACTTTAGCTCAATTTCAAGCAAGTACTAATGCACAAAATAATCAAGTAATGAATGCAGACATTGCAACAGATATTGCATCATCACAAAGTGCATCCTTAGCACAAACAGCAGTAGCAAATTTAAGTCAAGTTTCAGCAAATAATAATCCAATACCAGTAGCAAATCCAACAGCAATTATACCTCAAAATTTAACAGCAAATGTAAATCTTACACAAGCGGTAAATAATAATTTATCAAATGCAGTAGCATTATCAGCTCCATTTACAGATAAAGTAGATATTAATAAAACATTACAATCAATTGTAAATAATGCAGTTACACAAAATTTTACAAAAGATACTGTAAATATATTAGCTCAAACTGTTATTGCAAATCAAAATTTGAGTATTAATGCAGCAAATATAGGAGGTAACTGTACAGTAACAAATATATCTCAAAATTATAACATGACATTACGTCAAACATTATCTCAAAGTTTAAATATTGGTACTTCAATTGTAAACAGTGTTGCAACTCAAATGGGTGTAAAATCAGATGATTCTGTAGCAAGTAGTAATATACAAAAATTAACAGGAACAACTGCTGCTGATTTACGTAATACCCAAGCATCAACACAAGATGCGACGTCAAATGAAACATATTCTCAATCATTTTCACAATTTGGTTCATGTGCAAGTTTTACAACATCAACAATTGTTTGTGGTATAATTATTGTAGCAATTATATCATGTGGTGTTGGCGGATTAAAGATGACTGCTGATTCATTTGCAAATTTATCAGATTCATCAGAAGATACATCAGAAGATTCATCTGCAAAAGAAGCATCTTCGTCAGAATCTGAAGATTCAACAAAAGGAGGATTTTCATTTTTTTAATTAGTGCTTAAAAAAAAGCAATTATAAATAGTATAATTAATGTTGTTATCATGAAAAAATGTTTATTGTGCAAAAAAGAAACTATTATATTTTATGGTGATGGTGGACAATATGGAGATTCTTTTTGCAAAGAATGTTATGATGTAAATGTTTGTGCTCATTGCAGAATAATGAATATCGTAATAATTACAGAAGATAATATTATTAATAATCACAACAAATACATTCCACCTAAAGAAGGTGAAGACTACCAAGTAATATGTTTATCATTATATGGTAGACCATTTAAAGTGTTTTGCAAAGAATGTCATGAATCAGGTGAACCGTATAAAGAAAACGAAGTAGTTGATTTATTATATGGATGCGAAGAACCAGATGTTCGTTCAGAAAAAGGAAATGAAACAGATGATGAATCAGACGATTACGATAATAATATAGATGCATATTATGTTCGTAGAGGTAAACACGATCTTTATTAATAAAATTACATATTTAATTTTATGTGATTTTATTCTAAAACCCAATCTGCGATGGGAAATCCATTAAAAGTAGATGCAGAAGCCCATGAATATGCACCAAAGTTATTAAAGCAAATTATATCGCCGATGTTATATTCAGGGAGATTACATTCTATTTTATCAATAGAATCGCATGTTTGTCCATAAAGAATAGTAGGATAATTTGTTAAATATTTATTAGATGGAATTTTACGACCATCAAACATAACACCATTCATAGAACCATAAACACTATCATTAATATAATAAATTTTTACATTATTTACAGTTTTTTTATTTATAACTTTTACCATAAATTTAAGTGTATTATCTACCATAAATCTACCAGGTTCAGCTACAATAATATATTTATCAAATGAATTGTGTTTTAAAAGAAAATCATCAATTACTTTGGTATGACTGATAAATTTTTTTTCTGTAAATTCATCATCTATTGATGGAAATCCACCACCAATATCTATCATACGTAATTTTAAATTATACTTCACGTCTAATGAATATATTTTCTCGATTGTTTCTAAATATTGTTCAGGATAGTAACATTTACTACCAACATGAAATGATATACCATATATTGGAAATTGTTCTCTTTTATGATAATTAATTATATCATTTAATTCTTCATCAGATGCACCAAATTTTTGATTAAATTTAATTTCTGATTTATTTTCACTAGATTTAATGCGTAAAATTGGTAATGCTTCTGGATATATTTGATGTATTAATTTTAGTTGAGATAATGAATCATATACAATTTTATTGACATTATTTGTTTTTGCATATTGAATTTGCTCAATAGATTTATGAGGATGTCCATAAATAATATCATTTGTAGTGAATAGAGAACTTGACATTTCGGAAATAGCAGCACATTCAAAATTTACTTTTAATTGAGATAATTTAGTAATAATATATGGATGTGGATTACATTTCATTGCATAGTATGGTTTAATTGATGGTAAACATTTTTTCCATAAACAAACATTTCTTTCTAATTTCGCCGGAGAGAATACAAACATTAACTAATGAAGTAATAAAATAAGAAGTAGATATTTTTTTATATTATTATTAATTATAATACAAAAAATTAAAAGACCATGTTGTGTGATTTAGCATATTGCCATACAAAATGTGAGACAACAACGAAAACAAGGGCATGAACAGCGGCGGCTTGTAATGATGTTTCACGGCTCATCCAAACTTGACCGCTTGGTCCTGGTGGGAGAGTAACTAAAACACCAGGAGATAAAACAAAGAAGAGAACAGCAGCTAACCAATGCATTTGTATATAATATAAGGATGATATTAAAAATTGAAAACTAAATAATTAATTGTGACTTTTAATAAATAAACTTAAAATGCCAAGTCGTTATGATATATGCAAAGAAACGTTAATTTGTAATACAGAATATGCTAAGAAAAAGAAAATAAATATTGCAATATTTTTATTTGATACTAATGTTACGTTGTATACAAATATTAAAATTAGCGATGAATCTAAAGATTTAATTAAAAGTAAGTATGAAAATCCATATAAATTATTTGATAATTTAACCTATGATGATATTATAAAAGCAATTAATTTGTCTCATCCAAATGGTGGTACAAATTTTTTAGCACCTTATGAAATATTAAGTTATATAAGTGAATTTAAAGATGCAAATGAAATATTCTTTTTATCTGATGGTGAAAATAATGTAAAATTAACATCAGATAATTTAGGGTTTATTCAGCAATATAAATCTAAAACAACTACGATGGGAATAGGTCGTAAAGAAACATATGATCATGCAACTCTATCATTAATTTCGAAGACTAATGATACTGTTGAAGGTAATTCTGCAGATATTATTCAACAAGAACTATTATCACAAATGGCTGATGGAAGTGACCATGATATTGATAATTGGAATAATATTAAAGTAACTTTAATGGGACCAATTGCTAATTTTCAAGTTGGTTCAATTATGAAGTCAAAAATAATTACAGAAGAAGAATATAAATCTACAGAATTTAAATCAAATGTAGAGAACAAGAATCTTATTATTGAAAATTATAGTAATAATATTGTTGTTAAAAAACTCAATTCAATGATAGAATCAAATATTAATATTAAAACAGATTTATTGTTGTTTATGGTAGACCAATCGGGATCGATGGCTGTAGATGTTAGAGATGAACCATTAAATGTAAATTATTCGTTATATCGTAGTACATATGATTTAGGAAGACAATATGTTGATCATTCTCCAGATGTAAGTATAATTCCTCATTATGAAAGTGATTCAGAACAAAAATTACCTGAACCAGTAGTTTCATTACCAAAACCAGATATTTTATTAGAAGATGAAGCAAATAAAACTGATTCAGAAGAAGAAGTTAAATATGTTATGTATACAATGAATTTAATTAATATGAAATACTATCAACGTATCATTTATAAAGTTTTTGATCTAACAAAGTTTAAGGCTAAGATTGAATGGGAAGATTCAAAAGCAAATAAATGTGCTATGATTTTACATGATACTACCAAGTATATTAATATAGATAATTTAAGTATTAAAAAGATAATTGAACTTGCAAATGAAATTGGTCATAATATTAATATTGCACATGTTTCATCTGATGATGATAATATTGGTAATTTTAGAAAGATAAATAATATTTGTAATAAGAATAAAGATTATTTAAATGAACTATCAAATAATAAAGACATTGTTGATTTTTCATTAAGTGAAATTCTATTTTATAATAAGAAACATGGAATGAAATTATATTATAATACATTAACACCAGGTGAAGTTAATTTTCAAGAACTTCTTAATACAACATCAGATTTTGCATCAAGAATGTTATCAGCAGCAGCAACTATGAGCTTAGCAGTAAATAGAACACCATCATCTCAACATGGTCCTGATGAAGAAAATATGAATATTAATCGAGATATAAGTTTATGTACAATTTGTTACAGTGAAATTCGTGAATATGTATTTTCGTGTGGTCATTGTTATGCATGTAAAGATTGTGCAGAAAAAGTATTAATTAATGAACCAACTAATAAATGTTCGTATTGCAAACAGAATGTAACCTGGATTCGTAAGATTACAATGACAGATAGTCAAAAAGATAAAGAACATTATTTCAAATGCATAACAGAAGATTGTTATAATATTGCATGTATTGTAGCAAGTTGTGATAAGATTAAGGAAATTGATGATGATGACGGATATCATTTAACATATTGTGAGAAATGCTTTTCGCATGTAAAGAAAGCGTATAAACGAGTAAAGAAGACGCATCAATGTTTTTGCGGGAAAGATATTCTTAAGATTAAGGAAAATATATATTTTAACTAATATAAACCATTAAGATTAATTTATAAAAATGCCATATTATAATATAACTTTAGATGATATTAAGTCAGTTGATTACGATAGATATAAAAGTATCTTTGAACATTCAGAATTTTTTGATGTACCAGGTAGAGAACACTATAGACTATTAGCATATATTTCTACTTTATTTGATAATGTTAATATTATTGATATTGGAACTCATGAAGGAAATAGTGCATTAGCCTTATCATATAATAAAACAAATACAATTCATTCATTTGATATTATAAAGAAAGATATTAAACCACAAGATAATATTGAATTCCATATAGAAGATTTATTTAATGCTGATGTAAGAAAGAAATGGAAAGATACTATTTTAAAAGCCCCATTTATATTTTTGGATGTGGATCCACACAATGGAGTGATGGAATTAGATTTTTATAATTATTTAAAAAGTATTAATTATCAAGGATTTGTAATATGTAATGATGTATGGTATTTTCAAGAAATGAGAAATAATTTTTGGTATAAAATTCCAGATACAGAAAGATATGATTTAACTCCTTTAGGTCATTGGTCAGGAACAGGAGTATTTACATTTAATAAGGATATTACATTTCATAAATATGATAATAGTAATTGGACATTAGTGACGGCATATTTTAATCTTACTAAATGTCCAGATGCAAGTGATTCAATTAAAGCAAGAGATAAGAATTATTATTTTAGTAGTGCATTATCAACATTATCATTACCGTATAATTTGGTAATTTATTGTGATAAAGAAAGTCAAGATATTATAAAAACGATAAGACCAAGTTTTTTAAAAGATAAAACAATTTATTGTATATTAAATTTTGATGAGTTTAAGTTTAAGGATGGTAAAACAATTAAAGAGTATAGAGATATAATTAATAAAAATAGACAAGAAAAACCATATCATTTTGATAATAGAAATACAGCAAGTTATTATTTATTTTGCATGACTAGATATATAATGTTAAATGAAATGATAGAATTAAATCCATTTGGAAGTACGCATTTTGCGTGGATTAATTTTTGTATTGAGAGAATGGGATTTAAAAATTTAATTAGACTAGATGAAGCATTATCAGTTAAAAGAGATAAATTTTCTACATGTTATATTGATTATATTCCAGAAGAATTAATAAAAGATACAGCAGAATATTTTAAATGGGGAAGATGTAGTATGTGTAGTGGATTTTTTACTGGTAACAAGTATTATATGGATAAAGTATGTAAATTAATATTAGATAAATTTATAGAATATGCAAAACTAGGATATGGACATGCGGATGAACAATTATATAGCCCAGTATATTTTGAGAATCCAGATTTATTTGAACATTATTATGGTGATTATCAACAAATGATTACAGATTATGTATATATTTATGATGCTCCGGAGCCACCAATTTATAATTTTATTAATAATAGTTTTAGATGTAAGAATTATAAGAAGTGTATTGAGGCATGTGAATTTATATTAAACTCGTATGCGTTAAATAAATGCAATATTAATGATGAATATATGAATAGATTACAAACATATTATATTAATGCACAAAGAGAATTGAATAATTAAATATTATTTTAAAATTTAAAAATATTTTAATATAGTATATGTCAACAGGTTCTACAGGTTCTGAACCAGTAAGAAAATATACTTTAGCAGTAGAAAGAGGTGTAGCACCTGAAAGAGTAAGAAACTATTCTATTAGATATAGAGTAGCCCCGAAAGTAGATTTACGTAGCAAAGTTAAAATTATGTATGACCAAGGTAATATTGGTAGCTGTACCGCAAATGCATTATGTTATGCATATGTATATGATGCACCTACATTTTCACCATCCAGATTATTTTTATATTATAATGAAAGATTTTTAGATGGTGATGTTCCAATTGATGCAGGATCAACATTATCTCAAGGTATTCATGCATTAGAAACATATGGTGTATGCAAAGAAGCAACATGGTCATACAATACAAATAATATTGCAGTTAAACCAAGTAAACAAGCATATGTAGAAGGTGTTAAGAATGAAGTAATAATGGCTTCTCGTGTATTACAAACAATGCAAAGCATGAAAGGTTGTTTAACATCTGGTTATCCATTTGTAGTTGGTTTTGAAGTATATTCATCATTTGAATCAGCTGCAGTTGCCTCAACTGGTATGGTACCAATGCCAAATACAGCAACTGAACAGTTATTAGGGGGTCATGCATGCATTTGCTTAGGTTATGATGATAGCAAAGGTGTATGGATTATGCAAAATTCATGGGGTACAGGATGGGGAGACAGAGGTTATTTTTATATGCCATATGCATATTTAACAACTCCAGCATTAGCGGGAGATATGTGGAGAATATTAAAAGTAACTACTAAAGCAGCAAGTAATGTAGCACCCAATGTAAGTTTAAGACTCAAATACCAAAAGATGTATAACTACACACCATTAAATTTACCTGCTAAAAATGGTAATGCGACTAACTCCAAAACTAGTTCAACCGGACCAACCGGACCAACCGGACCAACAGGAAGCCAATAAATATTATTTAAATAGTTATTAATATATTATTTAAATAAAATGAGTGAATTAGAAGAAAAATTAATAGAAGGTAATTTCAATATAGTAAAAACAAAAATAGATCTTTTTGAACCACCTAAGAAAATGAAAGAATTATCACCACGTTCACCAATAAATTCTGTAAAAGAAGAAATAATAACAAATCAAATAGTAGATACATTATCATTTGACGATGTATTAATTAATCCAAGACTATCAAATATTCAATCAAGAAAAGATATTTCATTAAAAACAAGATTAACTAAAAAAATATCATTAAATCTTCCGCTTATATCAAGTCCAATGGATACAATTACGGAAGATAAAATGGCAATAGAGATGGCATTAAATGGAGGATTAGGAATTATTCATAGATACAATACAATTGAAAAACAAGTAGAAATGGTGAAGAAAGTAAAAAGATATTTAACATTTAAGATTGATAATCCATATATAATAAATGAAGAAAATACAGTCGATGACTTACTTGAACAAATAAATAAATTAAATGTGTATAGTTATGTTGTTATGAGGAAAGAACATATAGATACAACATGTTATGATGTATTAAGTGGAATAGTAACAAAATGGGATTTAAATAATCATAAATTAAGTGGAAAATCAAATCAAACAAAAATTAAAGATATTATGACAACATTAAATAAATTAGTATATGCATCACCTAATGTGACTAAAGAAATGGCATTAAGTTTAATGAAGAAACATAAAATAGAAAAATTACCATTATCGTCTGATGGTGTAAATTTATGTGGAATGATTAGTTACAAGAGTATAATGGAATATGAATTAAATAAAGATAAATATTCATTAGATGAAAATAATAGTTTATTAGTAGGTGCATCAGTTGGAATAGTTGGTGATTATTTAGAGCGAACAAAAGAATTAATTGAAGCTGGATGTAATTTAATTTGTATAGATGTAGCAAATGGTTATAATGAAAAAGTTGCACAAGTAATAAAAGAATTAAAATTATATGATATTGAAATAATGGCTGGTAACGTATGTAATCCTGATGGATTTGAATTTTTATGTAAAGCTGGTGCTGATTGTATTCGAGTAGGAATTGGTAATGGTTCTATTTGTTCTACACGATTAGTTACTGGGGTTGGATGTGGACAATTTACTGCATTAATGAATTGTAGAAATGTAGCTAGAAAGTATAATGTTGGTATGATTTCAGATGGTGGACATTTAGGTAAAGATGGTAATATTAGTAAAGCATTTGTAATTGGATCTAATGCTATGATACTAGGAAAAACAATTTCAGCAACAGATGAGACACCAGGAAAAATAATTAATAGAAATAATCGCAGAGTTAAATATTATCGTGGAATGGCATCAGCAATGGCAATGGCGTCAAAAGCTGAAGTATCTAATCAAGAATATAATGATAATCAAAATCCAGAAGGAATGGATATGGAAATAGAGATTAAGGGTCCAGTTAAGAATATTCTACAGCGAATTGAATCAAGTATTAAAAGTACGATGAGTTATATTGGATGTATTAATACTGAAAAATTAAGAGAAGATGAAAATAAAATTAGTTATTATAAGCAATCAGCAGGAGTGATGAGTGAAACATCTATACGTGGTAAAACAGTTTAATATTATATTTTTGATGTGTACCATTATAAATAAGCATATATTCAATAGTTTTATCGTCATGAATTTCATAAATAAATTTTGTTATATATTCAATAGTATCAGGATGTAAATAATATTTATTTAATAGAAATATCATTAAATGTTGTATACTATTTTCATCATCATCAAAAGTATATGTTTTTATTTTAGTTAAAAATTGTAGTTGACAATTAGTTGTTTGTTCAAGAACTAATACCATTAATTATAAAGTTGAAAAATATATTAAATATGAGGAATATCTAATATATTAAATAAGAAATGACAACATTTACTAAATACATTCGTTCAGAGAATAAGCGAGATATTGATAGAGAATATGAAACTCAATTAATTGCAAGTAAATATGGATTTGCACCAAAAATATATGAATATTCTGTAACTCATATTTCAAATAAAAATTATTATGAAGGTAAGCTAGTAATGGAACATTTAAATGAAATGTGTATCGCTGATATGTATGGTGATGAATCAAAGCATATACCATCACTTATTTGGGTTGAAATGAGAAATATATTAAAAATATTATATGAAAAAGAGGGAATAGAATATATTGATATAACAGGATATAATTTTATTGAAAAGAAAGGTAAGGTTTATATAATTGATTTTGGTCATGCAAGATATTCAAAGAAAGATAAAACTATTAATTGGTTTTTGAAGAAATTTTTGGATGGTGCAAATGAATTTAATCCAGATTTCCGTTAATTCTTAAATTTTTTTATAAATATATATAATATATAAATGCCTTTACCACCTCATTTAGCAAGAAAATTAGCTCACCAACGTGCAGAAGAAGCATTGGCTGCACAAGTTATATCTGATAACGTAGAAACTAATGATAATATTTTAGTTGAAACACCAGTTGTTGAAGCTGTACCCGAAAGTTCTGAACCAGTTGTTGAAGCTGCACCCGAAAGTTCTGAACCAGTTGTTGAAGCTGCACCCGAAAGTTCTGAACCAGTTGTTGAAGCTGTACCCGAAAGTTCTGAACCAGTTGTTGAAGCTGTACCCGAAAGTTCTGAACCAGTTGTTGAAGTTAATCCGAGTCCTGCTCCAGTCGAAGTCACAACAGAAACAACCACAACAGAAGCAGTCCCAGAATCAACCCCAACAGAAACAACAACCGCAGAAACAACAACAGAAGCAGTCCCAGAATCAACCCCAACAGAAACAACAACCGCAGAAACAACCACAACAGAAGCAGTCCCAGAATCAACCCCAGTTGAAACAATCTCCGATGAAACTACAACCGAAGCAACTCCTCAAGAAGTCCCAATAGAATCAACTGATGAAAAAAAAAACAACCCAAACGTGGTAGACCAAGAAAACTCACAATCAACACAGCCTAATGAAGATTTATTAGAAGAATTAAAAAAATTATCACCTAGTAAGGAATTATTAGATCAATTAAAAAATTTAAAAGCAGATGATTTTAAACATTTATTAGAACAATTATAAAATAAATTCCTATAATATGGATAATTTATTTAATAACGGATTATTTTACGGATTAATTTTAGCATTTAATGATGTAATTAGTATGGGAATTACAAAAAATATTAGTTTAGGAATATTAGCACAGAATTGGTTATATGTTGCATGTGTATTATATGGAATTCAAATGTATATTTTCTATCAAGGTATTCAAATTACTAGCATGAGTGTATTGAATTTAACATGGAACTTATTTAGTAATATAGTGATAACAATAATGGGATTATATTATTTTAAAGAAAATGTATCACATTTAGAAACATGGGGAATTATATTTGCAATATTTGCATTATTTTTATTTGGATTAGCACAATATCACAAAAACTAATTAGGATAAAGAATATATAAAATATATTGTAAAATAGTTACACATTCGTATCTATATTTTGGAATATACATTGCATAATCATTTATAATAAACATATCATTATCAATCATAATATTAGTATTTAAATCATTTTCATACTCAATATTTGTACTAAATATATTTGTTTCAATATAATATAATAACATATATAAAAAATGCTTTTCTGGTAAATCATCTATTGGAAATTCAGCTAAGATAGCAAATTCAATATCATTATTATTTTTTTTAACAAAATTAAATTTATGAACATCATCAATAAAAGTATGATCTTTAATTAATGTCATTTTATTCTTCATATAAAATAATATTATTATATTTTTTAATCAATTTTATGAAACTATTACGAAGAGAATTTATACACGAGAAAGATTGGAAAAAAATTTATAATCTTGAGCAGAATCTTAACTATTTTTTGAATGATGTCTATAAATATGAGTTGATGGATAGATATGAAATGTATGGATTATGTGCAGTAAAAAGTAAATTTAGAATTAATAACAATATATATGAAATGTTAATAAGTAAAAGAAATGATGATTATGGTTTTTCAATATATAATGTAGATTCTGATAAATATTATAAGTATAGAAATATTTCTCATGATATTACAATAGTAAATGATAGTGGATATTTATATAATATATACAAAATTATAATAAAAATAATTGAGATATAAAAAAAATCTATAAAAGAAATATGAGTAACTATTATCAAATATTAGGATTAACAAAATTAGCTTCGACAGAGGAAATTATAAAAAAATATAATTTAATAAAAGAACAAAATAAATTAAATGATAAAATAGAAGAAGCTTTTTTTATTTTAACCGATTATCATAGGAGAAAAAAATATGATAATATATTAGAGAAAAAGAGTATATTTTCTATATTTAAGATACCATTTTTTGGATATGATTTTGATGAAAAATATGTTAAAAATTATAATAGTAATAAAAATACAGTTAATAATAAATATGGAGAACTTAAGAGATATAAAGTAGACGATAAGAAATATTTGGTATCTGAAAAACAAAATATTAATGGTAAAGATACAAAAGTGTATTATATAGAAACAGATGGAGTAAAAGAAATAATTCCAGATGAAACAATACATAAAATAAAAAATTCATATTATGAAAAAACTTCATCTGATAAAATAAATAGAACTGAATCTCTTTCAACTATGTCTAAAATACTTAAAGATAAATCAATAGTATAATTTATTACCCAAGATGAGCCAAACCAGTGATAACTCTAGAACATTCAGAGTCATAAATCTAACAGATGCAGTGAAGACACAATTAACAGACTTAAAGGCTGTTGTAACACAAAATGAAAATGTCAACTATGTTGAAGTAGTAGATGTACCAAGTATTGCAGCTGTAAAGAAAGTATTAGATGATAGTGAAATGAAATACAAGCAATGTTCATATTCAACATTTGTAAGATTTAAGAATGAATTATCAGTTGAACAACTCAAGAAAGTTGCTACTGAACTATGTGAAAATGTTAATATCTTATATTCACGTGTAGATGAAAATAATCACACTGGTAAATTAGTAGTAGATAGACTTGAAGATTACAACAAGCTCAAGGGCAATACTGGTGATGTAAGCTTTTACCGCTTTTCACCTCTTAATGTTCCTCGTTTACAAAATCGCAACTATACACCTGGTCAAAATAGTGAATCAAATGATAATGACAATGAATGGCAACCAGTTCGTTCAACACGCACTAACACAGTTCGTGGTCGCTATGCAGCAGCAGTTGGACCTGTACCTAATCAACCAGTTGTAGCTGTTACACGTACAACAGCACCAGCTCGTGGCCGTGGTCGTCCATCAACACGTGGTCATGCAGCCCACGCATAAAAATTTTTAATAATATTAATAAATAATATTATTAAGGAGAAAGAGATGGATAATCTTTTAATAATTTGGCAACGTATAGTTGAGTTTTATCGGAATATTTTTGAGTGGCGATAGATTGAAATTCAAGATGTTTATTAGGATTTTCTGGCGTAGTACTTTTAACACATTGATTTTTATTACTAGGTAATGTGGTGCAATTTGTTTTATGAGCTAAATACATTTTAACGACGGAAGAGAAGTTCATATTTTTTTTCTTTAATTTTTTATTAACAATAAAATGCATAGTGTATAACCAAAATGTTAATCCATAAATATCATCTAGATATTCAGTAATAGGTATATAATTAAAATATAATTCAAATGATTTTGCACAAGAAGCACAAGGAAGAAAATATGGTAATTGTTTAAAATAATTATACATTTTTGTTTTATCTTCACTGGTAGGGGTAATAGGATAATTAAAGGTTAAAGAATGAAGATAAATCCAAGTAGAATGTCCCCAAAAAGCAGGATCCATAGTTCTCTATAAAAATTGATAAGATAAAAGATTATGAGAATTAAATTAAATTATAAAAGATGTCTGACCAATTTGTATTTTATGATTTAGAAAAAGATGTTGTTTCAACGAAAAAGTATATCATTAATATTGATACATTACTAAAAGATATTAAATTTGGTAATAAAAAGAATGATGCATTATTTAGTCCAAATGAAGTAGCGGGTTCTATTATTAAAGAATTACAAAAGCTAGAAGAAAAAACTAAAGATTTTGGTGAAAAATATACAATTCATGATGTTTATACAATTGAAGTAAAGAATATTAGTCAAAAGAAACCAAATTATGTTTTGCATTTAAAAATAGATGTTGATTATTATCCAATGGTAACACCAAATATTAAAATTATTCCACCACTGGACCCAATATATACTTTTCAGATGATTTCACACCCTGACTTAGATACACGAAATACAGATAAAATTAGGAATATTGAGTATATTGTGGAGAGAGTAAAAACATTTATAGATGAATGTAATATTAATTCTAAATTGAATGATATTATTGCAAACAATATGATAGATTTGTTGAAGAATAATAATTTTAGAATTAAAACGGCAGAAGTAAATACAAATATTAATAAATCTGTAAATAATAAATCAGGTATTGGTTATGGTTGTGCTACTAAATGGGATGTAAATGCATATTTGAATAATATAGTAAGAATTAAAACAGAGAATATTCAAATACTGAATAATATTTATACATATGTTAAGGAGAATAAAGAGAATAATGATATACAATATATTCATGATCAATTTGGATTACGAACATTTTGGATAGATTTGATTGAAAAGTATGAATTAACAGATGAAGCATATTTTACAAGTATTTATAATATATTATATATTTTAGAACATTTAAAAATAAAGATTAATATACCATTCTTGAATGATTTTGTAAAGTTATATAATAATAATGATAAATACAAACATATTATTCAAGCAATTAATAATATTAAATTAATAGAAGAGAAAGTAATTAATTCTAATGAACAATATATTACTGCATTGAAAGATATGCAATCAGATATTTATCCATATCAAGCCAATAAGAAACATTATTTTCTTAAAGAATTAAAAGATTCTAAAGGATTCAATACACCTAATGTAACTAAATTAGTAATGAAACAATATGGAATTATTTCATCTTCTTTACCATTAAGTAAGGAAAGTGCAATTTTCTTCAGATATGACCCAGATAATATTAGTTTGTTCAAGTTTTTAATTATTCCGAATCAAGATACACCTTATAAATTTGGATGTTTTGTATTTGAAGCATATATCCCAAATGATTTTCCTAATTCACCACCACTGATTAATCATTCAACATCTAGGATTAACAAATTTCGTTTTAATCCTAACTTATATGATTGCGGTAAGGTATGTTTATCTTTACTAGGTACGTGGAGTGGTTCTGAATCTGAAAAATGGATTCCACCTAAAGCAGATGGTACTGGTTCAACATTATTTCAAGTTGTGATGAGTATTTATTCAATGGTGTTTAGTGAAGACCCATGGTTTAATGAACCAGGTCGAGAACGTGGTTTGGGTGATGCATCAAATAATAAAACAGCAATTGAATATAATCAGAATATTAGAAATGGAACGATTAAATATGCGATAATAAATCAATTAAAGTATCCTGAAAATGGGTTTGAAGATGTAATTAAAACTCATTTTAAGTTAAGAAAAGATGAAGTAAGTGAATATTTAAAAGAACAAAATGCAGATGTTAAGCAGTTTGAAAGTCTATTAACGTAGATAAGATTGCACAAATATGAATTTTTTCAATTGAACCTACTAATAAATTTCTTTCAATTGTAGCTAAATTTACAATACATTTATTTATTTTTGAATTTGTAATATAATTTTCTAATAAGTAATTTAATAATTTATTTAAAAAATCTGACATAGAAAAGTTTTCTACTAATCTTAATTTAGATAGTTCATCATACGATTCTTTTACATTATGCTTTTTAACATAATCTAAGATATACTTTATACTCGTTACTTGTAATCCAATTGATGAAAAATTATCCGATAAACTCATATTTTGTAACAAGTTAATACCCTTACGTAAATCACCATTGGAAGAAAAGATAATATTTTTTAATTGTTCTTTAGATAATTTAAGATTCTCATTTACTGAAATTTTAGTAATTGCTTCCGTCATAATCTTATCAGAAATCTTAGGAAAAATAATAACTAAACTTCTGGATAAAATAGCATCAATTAATCTTGATAAGTAATTACAAATTAAACAGAATCGGGTATTGAAAGTATATGTTTCAATGATTCGGCGTAATGCACCTTGAGCATCATCGGTCAAAGCATCTGCTTCATCAAGAATAACTAATTTATATTTAATATTAATTTCTGGTTTTTTGATAATTTGTAATTGACAGAATTCTTTGATTTGAGAACGAACAACAGAAATACCACGGTCATCAGATGCATTAAGTTCTAAAACATATTTACTTGCTTCACCTTTAAAATATTCATTGGCGATAGCAAAGATAGTGGATGTTTTACCAGTACCAGCAACACCATAGAATATCATGTGAGGTAAATAATCATTTGTCATTAGATCATTAATAAATTTGGTGATGGGAGGATGGAGAACATCGTTAATATTTTTAGGGCGATATTTTTCAACCCATGGTAGATTATCTCTATTAGATTGCATCTTATTAAGTTTATTAAATTTATATCTTTAATTATTAATAATCAATTTTATAAAGTAATTATATATATTAAAAAAATGGGTCAATATTACAAAGTAATTATATTAGCAGAAAAATCAGGTAAAAAAGAATTTATTCGTTTATCATTAAATCCTTCAAATTATAATAATGGTGTTAAATTAATGGAACATTCATATATAGATAATAATTTTGTTAGTGTAGTTGAAGATATAATTAGTTCTAATGGAATGTTTTATAAAAGTAGAATTGTATGGGCAGGAGATTATGCAGATAATGAACCTGATTCAGATAAAAATTTAAATAAGATGGTAAGAGCAGAATCATTTTTTCCGAATGTAAGTGAAAATAAATACACATATATTTTAAATCATACTAAGAAACAATATGTAGATAAATCTAAAATAAATATAATTCATCCATTACCATTATTAACAGCAGAAGGAAATGGAAGAGGAGGAGGTGATTATAGAGGATTAAATGAAAATTTAGTTGGTACATGGGCAAGAGATGTAATATCAGCTGATAATGAATTACCTACAGAATATGCAGAATTAATATGTAAATTTACAGAAAATTGAAAAATAATCTTCATATTTGGAATATTGATTTATACAAACTAAAATGCCTAACGACACGCAGAAGATTCACGATGCAACTACCATGAATGAACTTAATAAGCTTGAAGAGAAAATTCAAAATAGTATTCATCATAAAAATAACGGTACGGATAAAGCACTACTTGAGATGATTAAGAATAAGAAGGAAACTATGAATGACAATACTTCTGATGAAGGTCGACTGTCTGTATTAGCAGATGCAGCGGCAGAAGCTCAGCCTCCTCCTGCTAAGCGAGCTAAGAATGATGACACATTAAAGAATTTGATTAATAAGAAAGCTAATGCTGAATATAATTATTACAAGAATAAGTCTGGTATGGAGATGCATGTTAAGTCACGTGCAGAACTTAAAAGTCATATGGATGGTTTTCTTATTAACGATGATGATGTCGGTGATGATATGCTAACAAGCCTTACGTTAGAGGTTGACAGGAGAATTCATGCTGTTAAAGATGTGAAGATGTATGCAGATTATTGGAATTTTACTTATATGATTAAGGAGTGTGAACTGGAGATGAAGAAGCATAAAAAGATTTATGATGAATCGGTTAAGGAGTTGTATGAGCATCAACAAAATTAACAATAATTATTTTATCATCATAATCAATAATTACTTTATAAAAATTGATATTTTCACTATTGAAGTTCTAAGATATAAAAAGTAAAAACTAATAAATACAAATGAGTAAACTTGCATATTTTACTAAAAAGACTGCCGCAGTTTCATACTGGGCTGGACACAAAGATGAACATTTATTCCAGATAGACAAAGAAGGTTCTAAAGGTTCTAAGCAATTTATTGTAGGAACGCTGGATAATATCTGGGAACTATTGAAGTCTGGTAAGAATTATTTGTATGAATCATGGGAGGATAATCCAATTCATTTTTCATTAGATATTGATGTGTCTAAAGAAGAAGATGTAACCTATGAAGATGTGTATATGAATGTACAACAGATTATTACTGGAGTATTACTTGCAGTGAATAATTCTGATATTGGTAATTTAACTATGAATGATATTGTAGTATTAGAGAATGAAAATCAATCAAAAGAGAAAGTAAGTAAATATTCTTTTCACGTTATCTTTCGTGGATTAGTGATGGAGAATTATATTGCTGCTGCTAAATTCTATGATAACTTGGAAGGAATTAATCTGATGGGTTGTGATAAGAGTATTTATCGTAAGACTTGTTTACGCACATGTTTTTCAAAGAAGATTACTAAGAATCAAACACTTGTACCATTAGTAATGGAGATTGGTAAGAAGAAGACTGATAACGAGAATAATTATTCATCATTAAAAGAATTTTGGAAGAGTACATTAATTTGCAATGTGAAAGATTATGATATTGTATATGAAGCTGAAGAGAAAGAAGAAGTATTAGAACAAGATTCACCTAAAGAAGGTATACCAGTAGATGTTGCACATTTAGAAAAAATTATTATGCAATTACCGAATAAATATTTTGATGAATATTTTTATTGGTCTAAAATTGGTATGATATTACATAATTCTATTGGAGATCAGAATCAGTTATTTGAATTATTTCATAAATTTAGTATGCAATCAAGATTAAAGTACAAAGATAAATCGGATACATTAAAACATTGGAAGAGTTTCAAAGATAATCGTAAGAATAAGATTAGTGTTGGAACATTATTTATGTGGTGTAAAGAAGAGAAGATTAGTTTTACCACACAGAAAACAATGGATACAATAGTATCTGAATATCCAGAGAGAAAATTAGTTATTTCACAGAATTATAAAGAAATTAATACGAGATATGTGCCGATTAAGGAGATGAAGAAATTTTTGGAAGGAAAATTATGTGGTATTCAAAGTGAAAAGGGTACAGGTAAAACTACATCATTATTCAAGTATTTATTTGATGAAGGTAATATGTCATTAGAAGATAGTGTATTATTTATTAGTAGTCGACGAACTTTTGGTATTAAATTATTGGGAGATATTAAGAAATTTGGATTCAAATTATATTCGGATGTAAAAGAATCTTATATTGAGCATGATAGAATGATTTGTCAAATTGATTCGTTATTACGTTTATCTCATGATAAATTTAAGTATGTTATTATTGATGAATGTGAGAGTTTGATGAGATATTTAACGTCGAGTCATTTTACGAAGAATGTAAAAGCGCAATCTATTGTAAGTAGTTTTGAATGTAAGATACAAGAAGCAGAAAAAGTGATTATTATGGATGCTGATTTATCAGATAGAAGTATTAATTATTTCAAGAAATTAATGAATGTAGAAAGTAAAGATATTAATATTATTCTGAATAAATTTCAGCCATATAATGAATATATAATTAGTCATATGGGAATGGCTACATGGCTAAAAGTATTAATTGATAAAATTGGAGATAAAAAGAAAATAGTAATTCCGATGGCATCGAACAATCAAGCAAAAGATGTTAAACGTCTGATAGAAAATAAATGTCCAGGATTAAAAATATTATTAATTCATCGTGAAACTGCAGATACTGATAAAATGGATCAAGTATTAAATGTAAATGAAAAATGGAGTAGTTATGATATTGTAATTTATACACCATCTGTTTGTATGGGTATATCATTTGATGAAGATTATTTTGACCATATTTTTGCATATGGATGTGAGAATTCATTAGGTTCTCAAGAATTTTGTCAGATGTTACATCGTGTGCGTAGTCCTAAAGATAAAACAATTTATTTGGCATTAGATAGATATTGTGAATATGAGGCAGACAGACATAATTTAGATAATGAGAAAGTAAGTGAATTAGTATGTTACGATTATTATTTAACATTTTTCAATAGTCATAATAATTTAATTCCAAAGAAGTATGTACCAAATACAAAGCCAGATGCAATTTCTAAATTATTAGAAGGATCAGGAGGAAGTATAGTTATATTAAAAGAAGATGTAGAAGATAGTAAAACAGAATATATTTTACAGAAGAAATTTGTCTATCCATACAAAGACGAACCAATTTATGATGTATATATTAGTAATACGCAAGAATTAATTGGAGACAGATTAAATTTTGCGAATCAATTATTTGGATATTTCAAGATGAAGGGATATAAAATCGAGAAACATGAATGGGAAGATGGTGAAATTATTAAGAATGAAATTAAAGAAATCCGTGAACTTAGAAAGGAAGAAGAAATGTCGAAAGAGATTGATGGAATATATAATGCACCAGATATTACAGATGAAGAGTTTAAAGAGCTTATGGGAAAGAGGCCAGAAGATTTATCAAATGAAGAAATGAGTAAGATTAAGAAGAGAAATTTTAAGAAATGTTATGTATTAGATTCAGTGAATAAAGAAATCTTAACAAATTACAAAGAAATTTCAACGATGAAACATTATCATAATTTAAGTGTTATATTACCAGATAATAATAAGACAATTGAGCAGAGATTAGAAGATATTAGATTAGAGAGAGTGAATAATCAATATTTGATGAATGCGTATTCAGATTTGACGACAAAGAATGCATATACCAAACATCAATGGGCAATTAAGTTTATTAAAGACTTAGGATTTAGTTTGATTGATATGGGAAATAAATTACCGACAATTACAATGGAAGAGAAAGTAACTGATGAATTTATAAATGAGATTGAAAAGAATAAAGAATATTTTGTAGTCAAGTATGGTGTATCATTTCCAAAGAAGAATTTGAAAGATATGAATTTAGCGAATAAATTAAAGTTTATTAGTAAGATATTGGAGTCGCAGTATGGTATTGAAATTACGAAAGATTCAGCGAAAAATTATTATTTGACCGACCATAATAAATGGGATCAATTATATGAATTCAGAACAAAGCAATCGCCAATTAATATTAAATTGACAGATAAGATAGTGAAGAAAGAAACAACATCTGTTAATATTGACCAATCATGGTTTGAGGAATAACAATAAATTTTATTAAATTTATCTCGCTACGCTCGGTTCGCTAAAGCTCACCGTTACTGTGAACAAAGTGAATTTTTTTATATTTATTTTAAAAATTGAAAAATTAATTATTATTTGTAAGTATATAATAATTAAAAAAATGGACTCAACTCCACAAACAAAAAAGCAGAAAATTAACAAGACTAAAAATGATGCAGAATATAAACGTACAGGAAAAGGATCACGTGCAATTATAAAGAATATTAGT